CTCATAGTGGCTGCAAGTATAGCCTTTGTGTATACTTGTGGCTACACATTTGGTCTCTTTGTTCATTCACTTAACGACAAATGTACGCAGTTCTCCAAGAAGATGAAGTCATTGATTACTTCAACGACAGAGATGCAGCTGAAGCTGAAGCCTTTAAACAATTTGAGTTAGGCAACACATTCCGTCTCTATGTTGTAGATATTCTCACTGATTACGACAGCTAATGTACACAACTTACAAAGGTCTTCGTGAGTACGAGATCACCCTTCGTTCAGGTGTTTGGTATTTACTAGCACCCGACTCTGAGCAAGCCGCATGGAAGGCTCTAGAGTTGTCCCGTGAACGCAACGATCAACTGTTAAATGTGAGGCAAACTGATGAGTGGTAAGAAGTACTTTGACAACAACTGGCAAGAATACAAGGACGCACCCGATGAAATGTTCCACCAACATACCTTTGAAGAGGTTATGTCCTGGAAGGTAGGCGGTTGGGAGTTACCATCGTCTGTTGTTTGTATCATCCGTGTTACTGACCCTGAGACACGTAAGGTTAGCGAGCATGTGTATCGCCAACGTGCTGCTGCTCAGCGTAAGGTAAGCGAGCTTATGGATAGTGCAGATAAAGAGTTTGTTGTCTGCGATCACGAGTCTATTCACCTTCTGATTCCACCTACCGGAGATTTCGAATGAGCATCATTACCATTGAACAGTTCAACGAAGAGTTTAGTGAGCAGTATCCCGAGCTTGCACAGCTTGTATGTATTGATGAGGTAGAGTTGCCCATCAATGTGGAGGATAACTGATGCCTACACCTGCTCAGATTGATGAACAGGTGCAGCTTGAGCGTGACCAAATACGTCAAGGACTCAAGCGATTAAGGGATAACACGGACGCACTACAGCAAAAGAGTTATGCATCTGCTACTGTGTATGGTATTGTGTCTATTGACACACTTCTACCTGTACTGGTAAAGCGTATTGAAGACACTAATCTTCGAATACATAAAGGGCAGAACGGCGCAGCTTTTAAGGAAATTGCTCATTACATCAGTGATCTAGAGCCTCTTGCTGCCGCTGCAATTGCACTAAAACTTACCTTTGATAAGGTCTTCAGTTACAAAGAAGGTAGTGATCAGCTTCAATCAGTATGTGATGCGATTGGTTCGGCTGTCGAAGCTGAATGTCAGATGCGTTATTATGAACGGTGCGCACCTGGTCTTCTCAATACCTTGAAGAAGAACTACTGGCACAAATCATGTGGCACTGAACAGAAGCTAACGGTCATTCAAACCTTGATGAACCGTAGTGATATTCAGCAGTGGCAACCGTGGGGCAGAGCTAATCGCATCAAGCTAGGTGGATGGCTACTCGATTGTATCATTGAGGCATCACAGTGGTTCACCAAGGACATGCGTCAAGAGGGTCGCAAACGTGTTAACTATGTCGTACCTACACCTGAGTTTATCTTAATCAAAGACAAGGTGATGGGCGATGCTGAGTTATTTGCTCCTCTTGCTTGGCCTATGCTGATTGAACCTAACGATTGGGCTAATGAGCGTGCTGGTGGGTACCTCCTAAATGAAGTGATGCGCGGGCATGACATGGTGCGACGTGGTAAGCCCACATGTATACAGGGAGAGACACCAATCAACTTTCTGAACAAGATTCAGAAGGTTGCCTTCACTCTTAATCCATTCATTGTGGAGGTAGCGGAAGAGCTAGATAGATTGAAACGAGCTGTTGGTAAGTTCCTCCCTATTGTGAACCATGAGTTACCACCAAAGCCTGTAGATATTGCAGAGAACAAAGAATCTCGTTTAGCGTATCGAAGAGCAGCGGCGGAGACTATGAATCTGAATGCACAAGAGTTCAAGAAATCTTGTCGTACTCGGATGACAATGGAGGCAGTGAAAAGGTTCAAGGACGTACCTAAGTTCTTTATTCCGTGGTCTTTTGATTACAGAGGTAGAGCTTATCCTATTCCTGCCTTCCTTACTCCTCAAGATACAGACTTTGGAAAAAGTCTATTGATTTTTGCTGATGGGTCTTATATGACTCCTGAAGCGGAGGACTGGTTAGCCTTTCAAGTAGCTACTACATTTGGTCTTGATAAAGCACCAATGACTGAGCGACTAGAATGGGCAAGAAATAACCATGAATTGTTCACACTCATAGCGACAGATCCCATTGGTAATTTACCTTTATGGGAAGGAGTTGAGGAGCCTTGGCAATTCCTAGCTGCTGCTGAAGAATACTACCATTGTGTCGTAGCTGCTGATAGGCAGTTTACACGTCTTATGGTAGCTACTGATGCAACCTGTTCAGGTTTACAAATCCTAGCAGGATTAGCTAGAGATAAATCTACAGCACGTCTTGTAAATGTCCTACCTGGTGATAAGCCACAGGATGCATACAAGGTAGTTGCTGAAGAAGCTGCTCCTCATTGTCCTGAGTCTATCCAACCTTACATGGATAGAAAAACTGTCAAAAGGGTCGTTATGACCGTTCCTTACAATGCTAAACCTTTTTCTAATCGTGGGTACATCAGGGACGCACTAGCTGAAAAGGGTGTAGAGATTAGTAAGGATGATCTAACAAAAACAGTTAAGGCTGTACGCAATGCCATGGATGTTGTCGTACCTGGTCCTATGGCTGTAATGAGTTGGATTGAGCAAGAGGTTGCTAATGCAATCAAAGCTGGTAAGGAGTTTCTTGAGTGGACAACACCTTCTGGTTTTGTTGTCCATCAAAAGTTAAATAAGAAGTTGGTTGTCTCCATTGAGCTACAGCTTCTTGGTCGCTGTAAGATGCAGGTAGCAGTTGATGATTCTGATGAGGTTGATCTCAACCACCACAAGAACGCAACAGCTCCTAACCTCATTCACAGTTTAGATGCAAGCTTGTTACATTTGAGTGTCTTACGCTTTAACGCACCCATTGCTCTTATCCACGATTCTGTGCTTTGTCGTGCAACGGACATGTCTACCTTATCCTCCATTGTACGAGAAACCTACATGCATCTCTTTGCAGAGCATGACTACCTACGGGACTTCGCATCACACATAGGTGCGGAGACCGAACCACCGATAGTAGGAGACCTTGAACCGGAATCCGTTATCGAATCAACCTACTTTTTTTGCTAATGCCGCTACACTGGGATGACTGCGGCTTCCTGGCTGACACGATTGAAGAAAACGTGACTCACTCAGGAGCCTATCTAAACGAATCAGAGAAAGAGTACTACCTAGCATTAGTTAACAGATTTCGAGAAAGTATGGAGACAGGTACTGTCATCCTAGATAAAGCTTTCTTTGAGTAAACCTACCAACCAATTTAATGGCACAATCCATCCACGTTACCCAACAGCCTGTTGTCCTTGAAGGTTATCAGGCTGTACTGAAGCCAAGTAAGTTTGGCTATTCCTTGTCTGCTATTGTCGATAAGGATCTTGTTGAGAAGCTTGAAGAAGATCGTGAAGACTCCATCAAGTGGGCGCAATCTAAACTGAAGAATCCTAAGCGTGCTACACTGAAGCCTGAGCCTTGGGAAGAGGTCTCTGATGGTCAGTACAAAGTTAAGTTCAGCTGGAATGAAGAGACTAAGCCGCCCGTGGTGGATACTGAAGGAACAGTCATCACTGACGAGAACACACCCATCTACAGTGGAAGCCGTGTTAAGCTTGCCTTCAGGCAGAAGCCTTACATCCTCCGTGATGGTGTCACCTACGGTACAAGTCTTAAACTTGTCGGCATCCAAGTGGTCTCTGTTGGCTCCTCTGCTGGTGTTGATACAGGCGACCTTGGTGAAACTGAAGTGGCAGCTCTCTTTGGTCAAACAAAGGGTTTCAAAGCGTCTGAGCCTAACGTAACGCTCAACGACGCAGCTAGTGATGATGACTTTTGAGAGTTTGATGATTACTACGAAACCTTCATCGTCCCAGACTCACCTTTGAGAGGCACGTAATGAAGTTCCGCTCCGGTCTTGAGGAGAAGGTGTCTGACCTTCTTCTTGAGTTGGGAGTAAAATACGAATACGAATCCACCAAAGTTCCTTACATTCTTCAATGCAATTACACCCCAGACTTTCTTTTACCGAATGGTGTCTTTCTAGAGACCAAGGGTCACCTCAGCGAGGAAGACCGAAGGAAGATGAAAGCAGTGAAGAAAGCAAATCCCGAATTAGATATTCGGTTCGTCTTTCAAACTCCCTTTAACAAGATCTACAAAGGATCTAAAACTACTTACGCCAAGTGGGCTGAGAAACACGGCTTTCCTTGGTGTGCATTCCACTCGATTCCACTTGAATGGCTTACCTAGAATACGGCACACCTGAGTTTTACGCAGAAGGTTTCAGTGATTACCTTGCTGACATTGACGCAAAGGATCCCGACACAACTAAGAACCTGATTGAAGGGTTCTACCGAGCAATTGATTCATGGTTTGAATATCACGATGAGCAAGCACGAGCATACGCAGACATCCGAAAGCGAGTTCGTCAGGCACTTACCGTGTGATACGTGTGGCTCATCAGATGCAAACTCATTGTATTCTGATGGCCATACTTTCTGCTTTGCTTGCAATAGCTACGGTCACACCGAAGAAGTTGTTCACACTCATAAAATGTCCACCAATGTACAGCTCAAAGGTTCCGCCACACGACTGAATAAGCGGAACATCTCTGAGAAAGTATGTCAACACTACAAGATCTTCAAAGATGGTGACGTACTACGATTCCACTACTATGATGAGTCTGGTATCCTAATTGGATGCAAGACAAAGACCAAAGACAAAGACTTTCGCTATGAAGGACAACCAGCTACCTGTCTCTTTGGACAACATTTGTTTCCCGCCACTGGAAAACGAGTCGTTATCACTGAAGGAGAACTCGATGCAGCTTCGTGTAGTGAAGCTATGCCGGGGTGGCCGATGGTATCTATACCTAGCGGTTCCGCAGCGGCCAAGAAGTCGATTCAACGGGCTATCCCCTGGCTCCAGGGTTACGAGGAGATTGTCTTGTTCTTCGACAATGACGAGGCAGGCCGTAAGGCAACGGAGGAGGCAGCAAGCGTATTACCACCTGGCAAGTGCAAGATTGCATCGCTCCAAGGTGATTACAAAGATGCGTC